AAGGGTCAGTGATGAAGACCTATCACTAGGTCTGTCACGTAGCAGCTTAAGCTTTTTAAGGAACTGGACTTGATGTCAAACATCCCGTCGAGTGATATAATTTCACGTCGATGGGACTCCGACCGCTCTTGAGAAGGTTTCTGGTGAAACTGTTTCGTGGTAGATCGCCTCCGGGCTTTATTCTTCTCGAAAGAGAACGTGGCACCAAAGAGGACATCCAGTCATCCAGTGTTCGAACTGAAAAGGGAGAATACATACCGATGGGATCAAAGGGACCCCGTCCCAATGAGAACTGAGGTGGAAATATTATGTCTCCTTAGAAATTCTAATAGAGCATAGTCTATTGCGTACCCTTAGCAATTGATCTATAATTGATCATGATAAGTCTAAATAAAGTCGTAACAAGGTAGCTGAAAGAAATGCGGTCAACCGCGCTTTCGGAAACCTATAGGCTACTGTTAGAGGATGATGGAGATATGAGGGGCTGTTTGACTAAGATGTTTCGTCTTTGGCAACCACAGGGAACTCCAACCCCGTCTGAATAGACTGCCTGCAGCCGGGCACCCCTTTCGTGGGGGTGTTCGAAACTGAAGGATAGCTAGTCAGGGATATGAATTGTTCTGGCAGAGATAGTATCAACAACCGTAAAGACGAAAGTCAATACTAGTCCTGTAGAAGGGATGAAGAAAATTCTAAGTCCTTGCCAAACTATAATGGATAATATGCTAGGTAATACCAAGCTTATACTATAATTATAATGAGACAATTAACACCTTTACAAGTGCTAACTGCCTCGGCTATTTGGCACAGCGCCTTAAAAAGCGCTAAACGATTAGTTGGGCTTCTCGTAAGATCAGCTCCTCTAATTGTAGGATCTTCTTCTGTGAGTTGGGTAAAGGCTGCATTTCACTTTGCTCGTTTCGTTCGTGTTACCATTATCCATCAAGGTCACCGAGGCTTAGCTATTTACCTTAAGACGGCCAATATTATGCTCATGAGAGCGGTCGCCGGTAATAGACTAAGTAACTCACGGGAGCTTGGTGGAGCAGTGGCTCGAACAAAGAGTGGTTTACCGCGATTAATACCCGCGGGTATGAGAAAGCGTATTAAAGAGGGTGATGATGCGGTAATCAGATTGTACTTAGGGTTCTTTACTCTTTATCGAGTATTGAACTATCGAGGAAAATTGAAGTTATCCACTATCACTGCTCCAGGTGTACCGATCACTGGATCGTTTATGAGTAGTTGGAGTTCATTTGCAATAGTGTTCTTCGGCTATTTAAAATCTTTCGGTGTGAAGTGTGCCCGAACAGACCTCGTTCCGGTTGCCTTTGGCACGAGAGCTTCATCTATTGCGACCGAGATGCACCCTAACCCGATGGGTATCGTGGTGAAGGATAAGTCATCTATGGCCGTTAAGAAAGTGGGCTCTTTAGCTCGAGGTTGCCGGTTGGAGATCTGGGGGTATGTTGTCTCTATATTTCCGCTCTTGAAATCCGGTCCTAACTCACGACGAGGAAGAGTTAATAGTTTTAATATTATTAACGACTTGCTCGCGTGGGTTCAACGTCCGCAACTCTTTTCTTCCTTCCAAGTGCTCGTGGCGATCACGCGTTCGTGGGTACTATTTTCGCCCGTCCTTGCGGACGTGCTTAGATATATGGGATCAAAATTCCCTATCCTGTTCGCGCCTCACCATGGAGCATATTGGCTAGGAAAGTTAAGCGTTAAGGAGGAACCTGGAAAACTTCGAGTCTTTGCTATGGTGGATTCTTTAACACAATGGTTACTCTATCCGTTGCACAGAATGATCTTTGACAAGATTTTGAGGTTAATTCCTCAGGACGGTACTTTTGACCAAATTGCCCCTGTGAAGCGCTTAATCACGCTTTTGCAGGGAGGTCGAGATCACCGCGTCTGGTCATTTGATCTGACTGCTGCGACAGATAGGATTCCCGTTATGTTACAAGAGGTATTATTAGGTCTGTTCATGACCCCAGAGTTTGCACGCCACTGGCGGGCGATCCTCTGCGATCGAGATTACAGGGCTCCCGACGAGCTGATAAAGCAAGACGGGTGGAAACGCCATAAAGGCGAATCCGGCGCGTTCGCGCGCAGCCTTCGATACGCAGTTGGTCAACCAATGGGGGCTTACAGCTCTTGGGCCATGTTGGCTCTAACTCATCATATGATGGTACAGTTCGCCGCTTGGAAAGCGGGATGCAGAGGTTGGTTCGAGAGATACGCGGTTCTCGGAGATGATCTGGTAATTGGAGATTATCGGGTCGCTCGCGAGTATTTAGAGCTCTGCCGTGTGATTGGGGTGGAAATCAACCTGTCGAAGTCGATAGTAAGCAACAATCTCTCACTTGAGTTTGCTAAACGCTTTTTCCATAAAGGGACGGAGGTAACTCCTGTTCCTTTACTGGGATTGGCGGTAGGCTGGCTCGGTGTGAGGGATCTAGCGGAAATCGCCTCGCAGATTGCTTCCCGAACAGGGAAAATTCCATCCTTTTACATGATGGGGCGCTTTATAGGTTTGGGTTTGTCGACCTGTACTGGACTAGGCCAAAAGCTGATATTTAGTATGGGCCGGCGAGCTCGATCAATCGTATTGCTTCTCTCTCGTCCAGGTTCTTCACATGGTGTTGCCAATCTCCTGACATGGTATACGATGACCCGCGCAAGCGGATCGACGTTAGACCATCAGGGAGCTTGGCCGACTATTGCGGCTGTCGTAAGACAGCGAATAGAGCACTTTAAGGGCTTAAACCTCCGTCGTCGCCTTTATAAGGCGTTACTAAGTTTCGACTTAGTTCCCGCATTGCGGACGTACTGGGGGAGCGCTTTCGAGCGCATGGCCTTTTTCGGGCTCTCGCAATGGTGGGAAGAGAACGTAATTGTTCCCTTCAAAACACCTATGTTGAAGAAACTTGATGAGATCGATGTGATAATCAAAGACATCAACCGGGTGATAGATAGTAAGGATGAAGCGACTCTTCTTCGTCTTTTACAGACTATGGAAGATCTTGAAGAGCAAGTTGCGTTGGTGCCTACTGCAGTTCGTCTCCAAAGGGAGGAACGGGATATTTCATACCGAAAGGTAGACAAGTATCCTAAGCGGGTTCGATCGTGGACAAAACTCATCCGGAAATTCCGTAGAGCCGACCAGACTGCGAGACATGTTTAAGGCTACTCTAAAGATATCGATAGGTAAGCAACGTATTGCTCATAATCCGCGTGAGCGGTTTAATTCGACTTTGGTCGTGATACGCCTGATCGAAGTGGCCTTTGATCTGTTTTGTGTTTAGGTAGGCTAGCTCACTCAATAACCCTCTCACTAGGGGTGACGACCTTAGAAAAGTCATCATCCTAATGAAAAGATCTGACTCCCTCTACTGCCCATAACCTGCTCCCAGAGGGGAGGGTAAGTATGGAACAAGTATTCGAAAGCAGCTTAAGCTGAACGGGCCCGCTAAACTAGACCAATTGAGGTTTAACGAGAG